ACACAATTCACAGACGCGCCATTAACACCTGAGCAAAAGAGTGCTTGGGCGGCATATCGCCAAGAACTTAGGAATATACCAGAAACCTACTCGTCAGCTACTCATCCCGATGATGTGGTTTGGCCTCCAAAACCGGAGTAATCCTATGCATATTAAAGGTAAAAAATGTGTATTAAACGCACCAGATAAAAAGAAGAAGCGGAAAAAGAAACCTGCTAAGAATAAAAAGCGGGGTTACTAACCGTGGCTGCTAAAAGAAAGCGTAATTACAAAAAAGAGTACGAGCGTGACCATTCGTCGAGCTCTGAGAAAAAAAGAAGGGCGGGCCGTAATGCTGCTCGTAAAAAGCTAGCTAAGAAGGGGAAGGTTAAAAAGGGTGATAACAAAGACGTTCACCATAAAGACCATAACCCCCGTAACAACAAATCCAGCAATCTGAAGGTTACGTCTAGGAAAAAGAATAGAGGTAAGCTGCGTAAGAAGTGAGGAACCTAAAATGGAGATCAAAGACCTTACAGAACACAAGGACTTTATAGAACACCGACCCGTCTACGATGACCTGTACAATGCACTTGAACGGGTACTCGAAGGATTTGACGGTCACGTTTTCCCCCATGAAAAAGTGGCGGCATTGGACATTTTGAAAACTTTAATTATTCATAGTGAATGTGTAGATCTTGAAGATGTGTGATAAGCTGACCCAACTGTGACACTGTCACAGTTTAAAAGTAAGTAGTGGTAAATAACGGTAAATAACGGTAAATATCACTTAGAAACTACTTGAACTTAAAGTAGGTAAACATAAGTAAACATTACTAAAAGTAAGTCAAATAGCTCTTTTTATTTGCGAGTCCCCTAGGGGACGCCATCTTTTTAAGTCATTGTTTTTCTTCACGTTACTTACCTTAAGCTCATCCAGTGTCACACTTTTGTCACAACTGTTGAATTTATTCTTCAGTAACCTTACACTAATATTAGTTGAGCTAATATTGTATCACGGAGATGATTATGGCTACCTATCGTAAAAGAGGGGTGCGAACACAAGCACAAATTAGGAAGATGGGGTTCCCCCAAACATCAAAAACATTCGACACAAAACTTGCTGCAAAACAGTGGGCGTTAGAAACTGAAGCTGCTATGGATGCAGGGACTTGGGTGACTTCGCTGGCACACTCGGACGTGCTCGTAAAAGATATGTTCAGAATGTGGTTTGAATATGTGAACCCAATCAAACCTTTTTGCGAAAGCAAAGTGAGATCAATAGACCTATTGAACAGGAACTTTGGAGAGCGGAAAGTCGTTGACTTAACACCTAAGATGATTATGAACTACGGCGCGAGAAGGCGGGAAACGGTTGGTAGGGCTACCTTACAGAAAGAACTTTCATATTTTGGGCAGGCTGTGGAGTTTGGCACGACTGTTTTTGATTACCCGCTCAAGGGCAACCCGGTTAGAGAAGCAACAAAAGCAATGTCTCAGATCGGGATGACGGGTGGTGGTAGGTGCTTGGAGAGGCGTTTAGAAGATGGGGAGTTTAGCGCCCTCATTGTAGCGGCGCAGGAGTCAAAAAATAGACAGTGGATGGTGCCTGTTATTGAGCTAGCAGTATATACAGCTATGCGAAGAGGGGAGCTTGCAAGGATGCGGTGGCAAGACCTCGATTTTGAAGCTGGGACTATTTTTATCCGCGATAGAAAACACCCGACAGAGAAAATCGGGAACGATCAGACTATACCTATGTTCCCCCCAGCGCGTAAGGCTCTACAAAACGCCAGGGCGTATTCTAAGTATGGTGATCTAGTCATACCTGTGACGTCTGCAAAAAGCATTACAACTGCTTTTGCGGCTATCGTGAAGAAAGCTAAGATTGAAAACCTGCGTTTTCATGATCTACGCCACGAGGGGGTTTCTAGACTTTTTGAGCGGGGGTGGTCAATACCGCAAGTCGCGGCTGTCAGCGGGCATCGAGACTGGGCGCAACTTAAAAGGTACACCCAGCTCAAAGCCGAAAAGCTTTTAACCGAATACTAATTTGGAATCTAGATAATCAGCGACTGCGGCGGTGGGAAATAGGTATTTCTTGCCGCGCTTTATATGAGGTATTTCTAAAAGGCCTTTAGAAATCTGGTTGTAAAGTGTTTGCGCTTTGACTTTGAGAAGTGTGGCCAGTTCTCTAATGTCCATGAATGGTCCGTACTGGGTTATTAATAATTCCGACATGATGCTCCTGCTCCTTATTCCGTTTTTTATTAGTAGTCCTAATAAAGTCAATTTTCTAAAAAAATTTCTGAGAAGTCAACACCTTCAAGGTAAGAAGGATTATCTGCGAGGCAGTAAGTACTAGTACTTATGGATCAAAAAATTATCACTAAGTACTATTACTTAGTGATAAGCAAGCTAAAAGCGAATACTAATGAGCCTATATTTAGCAGTAATCTGGCTAGAGGGGGGCATGTTATCTATTGAAGCGACTACAAAACTGGCGCGCTTCTTCAGCTTACATACGAAATAACTCTTCTGCCAATCGGGTACGAACCCTTCTGACATGTCGATCTCTAAGAAAAGACCCCTCGCGATCTGTATGTCGGTGCCAAATACTGTAGTGGCTCTATCGACTCTAATTAACGCAGGTTGCTGAGAGTTTTTATAAAAAACTGACTCGTTTAGTTTTTTAGACTTGTCGGAAATATTGTGCAGTATAGGTATACGCTCGACATTGGGCATTTGCCCGACTATATCCGGATCTATATCGGTAGGGGCTACATCTAAAAAGTTTGCGATTTTGATAATGGCCTGGGGGCCAATGTCTGTTATGTTGTTTAAGTAATGAGATATTGCGCTTTGGGTCCAACCAAGTTCTTTAGCGGCTTGAACTTGTGTGAATTTCATTTCTGATTTTTTAGCGTCCCAAATGCGCCGCAGGTTTTGAGGAACCTTTGTTTGGGCCATTTGTGTACTCTCCTAGTGTATTTTGTACAATCCAGTCAATAATGCTTTCGATAGGTAAGCATCCATTCACATAGTACTCTTTAGTAATACTTTGGGTAAAGTTATTTTCTATTATTATTGCCTTGTTGCGGTGACCGATAACTAATGCAGGCTTAAGCGGACTATTTAATGCTCTATTTAGCCAAGCAATTTGATTGTTGCTGACTTTTACAGGTAGGTTTGTAGACGGTTTAGCAGGTAACTTTTTTGTGTATTTATACTCTACAAACACAGCTCCGGCAGGCCCCATGTAAAAAGCGTCGGGTACACCGCCCGTGAAGGTGTCATGGATTTTCCAGCGGTAGATACTGCTTGGGAGTTTTTTGTGTATCGACCTTATAAAGTCGTGTTCAGTCATAAAAAAAGGGGACCGAAGTCCCCTAAAAGTCCTAATTATGCATACTTTTCATACATGGTTTCTGCGGTCTTATAATCATCTTCTGTAGCCCAACCAACCCAGCTAACATCGAGATTCATAAAAGTCTGACCAGACTTGTTCTCGGTAGAAACACCTTTGATTTTCCAAAGGCCAGCAAATCGATCGCCGCCTTTAATGCCAATCTGAGAGTTCCAACCTTTAGAGACGCGTAACTTACTCTTTGCAAAGTCCATGATCACGGGTGCATTTTCTAACACGCCAGTCTCAGGATTTTTGATAAGTAATACGTGCGAGTGCGTCTCGTCAGCAGAGTACTCCGAAGGTATCTCTTGAGCTTGTATGTAGTCATTCGCTTCGGCATAAGTTTTAAAGTTACCGCCGTAGCCGCCACCTTTAGTAATGTCACGCCATACGACATACTCGGTGTTGAAGTGCAAGCTCAGGACATAAATTTCACTGCCCATAACTTCTTTAGACAATGTATTAACAAAGTCGCCGACACTGCAACCATCGATGTAGTCGCTGTGATGCTTGTCTACTTCGTTGTTCATCTTCTGCAATAACTTAATACGGGGCACAGTTAGTGCATCGCCGACATTTTCGTTACCGCGCCCGACACCTTCGACCGCTTTGAGGTGAGCAGGTAAGCCAGCGTCGTTGCTGGGCTCTGCTACCATTTGTACTGCTACTGCTGTGTTTGATTTAGCCATTTGAGTATTCTCCAAGTTTCATATTTCATGATTCATATTTCATATTTCATGTTTGTATTACAAGGATCTAAAATTGATCCTACGTATCTCACGAGGTTGCAAGCCTGGTATGGCTTCGCCAAGTTTTAACAGCTCTTTGTAAGCAGCTGACGAGACACGTTTTTGCAGCAGACTAAAGTCCTGTTGGTCAACGACGTATGCATAAAGCGCATCCCAGTCGACAACCTCCGGTACAGTGTCTGCATTGATCGAGACAGAGGCCTTGTCATTCGCGGTGCGCGACAAACCTTGCTCGTCCAATCTCATCATGAGCTCACGATCGAGCTCATCTTTTTTCTTATTACATTCTTTAAGCTGACTGTTAAGCTCTGCCATGTTGTCTTTTAGTTGAGACTTGGCTTCAATTAGTTCATTGATATTCATGCTGCTTTCCTCGTTTCATTCAATGTTTTAAGTAGGGATAAAAGATCTTCCATGCGTTCGACTTTGCCAGATAGCTTTTCGTACACTTCTGGTTCCCATGTGTCACGCGCTGCAATGTGTATAACTTCGGTACGCTGTGTTTGGCCTGCACGATAGATGCGGCGATTGAACTGTTGATAATGCTCTGCGTTGTATGTAGGTGATGCCCATATAACAGATGTTGCTTTAGTCATCGTGAGCCCGTGACCTGCTGACTGCGGATGGCAAAACACAACTTGCAAGTGACCGGCTTGCATACGATCAACGATATCTTTACGTTTTGTAGGTGGAGTGCTGCCATCGATGGTTGCATGCTTGATGCCGAGCTTGTCCGCTAACTTTGCTAGATGCGCTTGTTCGTGTTTCCAGTTGAACGCAACTAACGAGTGTTTACGTTCTTGAACAAGTTGCATAACAAGGTCGTAACGCTCAGAGTGAATTGTTTCTACTGCACCGTCTGCGTTGTAGACACTGCCGGTACACAGTTGCAGTAGCTTTTTGATCTTAGCTCCAGCATGTACCGCGTTAATGGTTGTCTCTCCTGTATACAATACGGAGTCGTCTGCGAGTGTCTTGTACTGCTTCATAATCTTAGGAGGTAGTGTTACAAGCGCAGTGTGGTATGTCTGCTCAGGCATATCTAAGCAATCTTCTAGGTTGTAGCGTATGTTGATGTCACAAATAGCTGCTGCAACGATTTGCTCTGCATCGTCACGATCTACCCACTCGTTAGCAAACCCGTTGAAACGGGACGTGCATACAGAACCGCGGAACGAGTAGAACTTATGGCCAAGGCGCTCGCCGTCATCGACGAGCATAGTAGGGTGCCATATATCAAGAATCGTATTACTGTTGGGTGTACCTGACATAGCGATGCGGTAATCAAACAACTGTGCAATTTTGTAAGCAGCCTTACTACGTTGTGACTCTTTGTTTTTGTAGGCTGTAAATTCATCAATGCACACAGTGTCAAAATCTACGAGCAGCTGTGGTTTTTTTGCTAGCCACTTTACTGCATCGTGATTAGTAATAACGATTTGTGCATCAGATAAAAAGGCTTGCTCTCTGTTTTTTGCATAAGCGACAGCGTAAGTAATATCAGGTTGGAACTTACTTATGTCGTCCGCCCAGCTTGCTTCTAATATAGACAGGGGGGCAAGGACAAGCATACGGCCAGCTTGACGTTGTGCGTATGCATCAATAACACTGCGGGTTTTTCCTGTGCCAGGATCAGATGTGATTAGGCAGCGATCTTGCTCTAGGATAAAAGCAGTCGTTGCTGATTGATGTTCAAAAGGTTTAAACATATTCATCTTCCGTTGACGGTTCATTATATTAGCATTACTAATATTAATGTTCAATAAAAAGTATGGGTTTTTCGCTAGACCAGCAATAGCCACAGTCCGCGCAACTCGGAGTTTTACCCTGCTGCTCGGGACATATTACGTGGTTCGTGGTTCGCGGTTCGTGCTCAACTAAAGCAATAAAGTCGGTTACATCTTGGTCTTCGTCTGAGTAACGAATACGCCATCTGTCGGGGTATAAGTTATTTAACTTTCCGATAGCAGACCCAATCTGAGATTTATACGGCCAGTGTGTATAGCCAAAGGCGTTCATGTTCGGGAACTCCATCAACATCTTCTGCCAGAAAATCACATATTTGTGATCATAGAAATCGCCGAGAACATGTAGACGTACAACAAAGCCTGCAGGGTGTTTGAGAGATAAACATTCGAGCTGTGCGCGTAACATTGGTTGGAAGTTAGGATCGGTGTGGTCAAAGCGGTGTGCGAAAGGCATGTTATTACCATAACAAACATCCCATTGTTTACATGAAGTAGGGCATGTGGCCCGCTCTTCTAATGTCAGGGAGTACATAGTCATCCCCTTCCATTGTTTAACGCTTACTTTATCTCCTAGTTTTTTGTTTTGTTTTCCGCGTTTTAACATGTTCACCGACGCGGGTTTCACACCTTTTTTGTATCTCGTCCGCGCGTCTTGAAATTTCCTGTTTGTTAATGTCATCGAGAATCTCCTGGCGTAGTCTTGCAGCGTCTGTCCTAGACGCCTTCGTCAATATTTTGATATCTGATTTCTTTAGTTTGTATGTCGACCAGTACATCGCTTCGGCAGGGTCAGTGCGAAGCGTGTACTCTATATCGCCATAAAACATATTCATGGGTCTTGTCTTGGGTCTTTACCCATTGAATATTTTAAATACCATATAGCTTTTTCTTTGTCTTCTTTACTTGTAGCGTGTTTCTTATTCATGCGCCATAAGTACTTAAACGCTGCTATTTCAGAGTATTTCTCGACAGCTTTTGCACCAAACACTTCGACCATTGCGTCTATGCATTCGACTTTCTCAAGTGCGTAGTGGGAGGGTTGATTAATTTTGTCTGCTTTACGTGTGTACTTTAATGTTGTGCTCATGCGGATCTCCGTATAGGTGTTACATTTGATGTGGTTTCGATTACTACGCGAGCCCCACACGATAATATTGGCTTGTCTGATTCTGAGTACCTGACACGGCAAGGGCCATCGATTACTACGTCGTGAGCATACGTATTTGTTTTACCGCTCTTTACAGTAATCACGGGTTCATCTGTACCGTGTTTGAGGTTGCTTTTTATTTTGTGTTGGTTGACGTGTATATATGTTTTAGCCATATCAAACTCCTAGATTTTTGATGGGGGGACGAGTACCCAATCAAGCTTGCGGTAAGGAAACTT